CTATTAAAGAAAAATATTATGGAGCTAAAAAGAAATACACCAAAGAATACTTTGATGCTAGAGACACTGTAAATGAAGGTTTTGAAAAGACAGTAGATGTAGATTCTTTATACAATAGATTATTAGTATTTGATGGTTCTCAAATTCACGGTGTTGAAAACTTTCTTGAAGCTAATAACAAAGAACCTAGACTTACTTTAATAACTTTTTTTAATAATATACAAGGTGTACAAAAATTTCCTATTCCTACAATGAAAAGACATGGCTAATGAAAGTTATTCAAGATGATTCTTTGCTTTCTTCTAAAGATAAAAAATATATTAAAGACCGTATCTTAGCACCCTCATTACCTTGGTATTATAATTCAGAAGCAGTTAAAGGAGATAACTACTGGTTTTATTCTCATATTCTTATTCAAAGAATAGAATTAGGTGGTGGAGAAACTTCTACCCATACTAAATTTTTTATAGACTTATTTAATAAGTTTTGCAAAAAACATAATATTAGATATTCGCAGATATTTAGATGTTGTTTAAATTCTAATTTTCCAAGTAAAAATAAATCCTTACCACATATAGATCATAACTTTGATTATAATCATTTATTAATTTATCTAAACGATGTTGAAGATGGTAAAACCCTTCTTTTAAAAGATGATAAAAAGACTGTAACAATAACAATAAAACCTAAAGCTTATAGAGCGGTAAGTTTTTCTAAATGTTGGCACATTGGAACTTCGCCTAAAAAAGACAGGCGAGTAGTTGCTGTTTATACTTACAAATAATTAATTACATTCAAGATCCCAAGATATAATTGATCTTATCTTTTTTAAGGGATTATTTGGACAAAAATGCAATAGAAAACTAGGAAAGAAAACCATATCTCCTTCATTTGTTTCTAACGATCTTAAAGTTGTATGCCCTGTATTAAAACTATGCCAAGGTTGTATGAATACTGTTGAAGGTTGTTTTACGTCATAGTCATAATACAGTATACCTGACCAATGCATCATTCCGTGTTGATGAGGAACTTGATAATCGTTTTCTTCGTAAGCTACTGTCCAAATATCTTTAATTTTAAGTTTTTTATAATCAAACATTTGGCCAAATAATTGAAACTCTTTTTGAAAAAGATTAGTAAAAGTATCTGCAAAATTTTCATTAATACCGGTACTTGTTAAACAATCTCCTCTTGAGGTACGAAAAGTATTATAATCTTTTCTTGATAATTCTTGATTTTTTGTAATAGCTTTAAGTTTCTTTTTTCTTGCTTTCCAATTCTTACAAGCTACTTTGAAAACAGGTATTTCAAATAAAGTTTGTTTCATTAGTTACCAGAAGTTAAATCAATAAGTAATTTTCCTTCTCTAGATTTAGGATTTTTATGATAGTAAAGAACAAAGAATTTATTGTTACCTGTAGTATTTAAAATTAAATTTTCCTCTGCAATAATAAGTTGATTTTTTTTATTTTTATAATCTATTGCAAAATCTCTACCGTCGTATTTAAAAGGTACTTTTAAAGTAGTGCTTCCTTTAGAGTCTAAATTTATAACTCCTTTCAAATAAGACCATCGTCCTCTTTCTTCATTAAAAGGTTTATCTGAAATTATGTAATAACAAGTTTCAGGTACAAGTTGTATTTCATTACAATAATCAGTAAAAGCTATTCTTAATTGAAATTCAAAATTTTGATCAATATTGTGTGACTTTAAATTTAAAAGCTTCTTACCAATAAAGAATCTAAAGAAAAAAGCAAAAGGAGATCGTGGATGTTTTATAGGTTCTAAAACTTTTATAGTTAGTTTAGACATACCTATATATATAGGTTATTTTGTAGGATAAGTAAACCTTAAACAGAATCCCAAGAATTAGTGCTTGTATTCCATTTCCAAGTAGAATTATCTGATGTTTTTAAACCGTCCCAAGTACCTTCAGTTTCGTTCCATCTTGTTAAATAACCTTCAGTATTTGGATTTGCCACAGGAGGTTGCCAATCATAATTACCATCTAAAGTCCAAGATGCAAAAGATTTTGGCTCTATAAAAACATTATTAATAGGATCCCAAGTATATCCTACTCCAGCTAATCGTTTTCTAGTTCCATCCTCAAATGTTTGAACTAACTTATCTGCAGGAATTCCTGTAGCTGTAGATATAAAATTTTTACCATTTTCTTCAGAAGCAGGAGATCCTAAAATCTCATCTTCCCATACAGTAATATTTACTACTTCGTTTGAATCATTAATTTGAGTAAATTTAATAAGCATGATTAAAGTTTTGCAAATTGATATTTAATAATAACAACACCATTTCCACCAGATTTGTTTGAACGGCCTCCGCCGCCTCCTCCGTAATTTGATGTTTGTTGTGATCCTTGTCCACCTTGTCTGGAGCCTCCGCCACCTCCAGAATAAGTTTTAGAACTACCGTCAATTGAAGAAGTTAATGCAGTACCACCATTTGAGTTAGTTGATCCAGCAGCATTTTTACCGCCGCCACCACCTGCCCATGACCAGCCGCTGCCGCCTTGTCCACCCGAATTTCCGTAGCCACCTTGTCCACCACCACCCGAGTTTCCATTTCCTTCTCCGCCTCCGCCGCCAGATCCACCTGATCCGCCACCTTGGTCTTGGTTACCTCCAGTGCCACCGCCGTTTCCTGTTGAACCAAATACAGAAGAAGAACCACCTTGTCCATTTCCTCCAGCTCCGCTTCCTATAGAAACACTATAAGATGATGCAGAAACACTATGACCTGTTGAGGTTGTACATCCACCTCCTCCTCCGCCTCCAGAGAATTGTCCGCCTTGGCTTCCGCCTCCGCCTCCTCCAGCAGCTAAAAGATAATCTACTACGTCGTTAGCTGGGTCAGTTGCTTGTTGAGTAACAACAAAAGAACCTCCTGATGTAAATGTATGAATTTTATAAGATCCACTTTCCGTAATTGATCCTCCAGTAGCGTCTAGAAAAAGATCAGGTACTCCACCCGAACCAAACCCTAAGACCTGATAACCAAAAGATTTAGATTTACGATTAGATATATTTGATGTATTTTTTCCAACTGTTAGAGGTTGAAACTCTTTATCTCTATGTTTCATATTCTATACTCCTTATACGTCGTTATACGTCGTTAGCGGCGTCAGTAGTAAAGAATAATTTAATACCTAGAACTCTAGCTTCACCGGTAAATGAATCACTACCATCTGCTGCATCTCTATATAATTGAAAATAACTTTGTTCTCCAGCCGCAGGAGATCCCGCAACTGTCATTGCACTACTTTCAGATGTAACTTGTTGGTCTTCAACTGTTCCTATACCTGCATCTGTAAGTTCTATTGCTGTTCCATATGCAACATCAATAGTATCACCATCTGCACATGCAACACCTTGTAAACCAAATATACAGTTGCCTGTATTAGTTGTGCTAGGTGCCCAATAAACTTGGTAAGTTAAAGTACCTTCATTCCATGATTTTGGCATGGCTATTGTAAATTGTGTGTATTGTTTTGTACTAGCATCAAAATCAAATACTTTCATATCTGGTCTTGTAGCTGTTGTTTCTACTTGTTCTCCGTCAGCTCCATTGGTTGTTGCCGCATACATGGCTGCTGCTGGAATCCATATAGTTTCTTTACCTGCTATTTTAACAGCAGAAACAGTTCCACCGCTATCTTCAGCTTTAATTACACCAGAACCTTTTGTTTTAAGTTCCATACCAATGTTAGTGTCGCCACCAGTTGCTGAGAAACTTGGATCGTTTCCAGCCGCTGCGTTTGCTAATGTAACTTCATTAATTGCAGAACCTGTAGCTGTTAATAAAAATAATTCGTTTCCACTAGTATCTAAAATTGAAGTACCAATTTTAGGAGATGTTAAAGTTTTATTTGTTAAAGTTTGTGTTCCAGTTGTTGTGACATCACCCATTCCAATATCATAAACACCAGTGTTTGTTGCTACACCATCAAAATAAACTAGCTTCCAACCTTTATCATCAGTTGCCCAAGTAACTGTTGCACCTGAACCTGAAGCTGCTTTTAATTGTACTGTGTATGAACCAGATGTGCTGTTTTTAATAAGATAAAAATTTTCTGTAGTAACTGGAAAAGTTACAATTTTATTTCCAGATATTGTTTCAGGAGAGACTGCACCAAAAATAATTACTCTTGTTGCGACAGTAGCTCCTGTTGAACCATCTGATTCAGATAAAGTTGTAGTATTTGCTCCTGCGCCAGAAGTATTTAAAGTTTGTACTTTATAACCACCAGAGATTTGCTCGATAATTTGTAAATTCGTATTTGTTTTTGTTCCCCAAGTACCGGCGTTTTCACCAGTAGCCATTAATTCTACGCCGAGAGGTGTATAAGTAGATGCCATAATTTTGTTCTCCTAATTATTATATTTATATTGTTAATTTAATAGCAAGTCAACCTATTTATCCCGCATGATTTTTTTCAGTATAAGAGGCACTTGTGTTGTATGTCTTAGCTGAATAAGACGCACTAGTATTATAACTTAAATCTCTAGTATATAAAGGAGAAAGTTCACCTAATGAAACAATTGCAGATTGACCAGTTAATCCCATAACATCTGCTGGTGCTATCGCCCCTACACTTGCTGTTAAAGAGCTAGGAGCAGTTAATCCAATTGTCATCTGGTCTAACGAAATTGATCCTACTGTTGAAGTAGCCCCTATTCCTGTTAGATTTACTAATTCAATATTTACTATTGCTACTTCACCCACTGATACAGTAGCACCTAATCCTGATATACCAACTACATCTGCTGGTAAGATTGATCCTACTGAAGAAGTTAATCCTGATGGTGCAGTTAAAGGAACTCCTATTTCTGTAAGAATAGATCCAACAGAAGAGGTTGCGTTTACTCCTGATAGTGGTTCTGTGCTTGCACCAAATGCTAAACCTACAGAGCCTATTGATGAAGTAGAACCTAATCCTGTTAATCCAATATTCATGTCGGATAAAGATATAGAACCAACAGCTGATGTTGCTACTCCACTGGATTCTACATCAACAACAACTGTAAATGCTGATTCACCCCAGTTTTCATCACCCCAAGCATCTCTACCCCAACCTTGTTCAGGAAATGCTGATACTTCTCCAATAGAAGAAGTTAATCCCAATCCTGTTAAAGTAATAACAGGTTCAAAACTTTGGCCCCACGGCTCTTGACCCCAATCATCTCTACCCCAACCAGCTTGAGTTCCAACTTCTGTTAATGTTCCTAGTGAAGATGTTAAACCTGTAGGTGCGGTAAGTGATTGTACTATTTGTGGGTCTGGTGTTCCTAGTGAAGATGTTAAACCTGTAGGTGCAGTAAGTGGAACAAGAAATTGAACTCCTGCTTCTCCTACTGAAGAAGTTAATCCCAATCCTGTTAATGAAACAGAGTAATCAACACCCCAACCTAAATTTCCCCATGTTCGTCTACTCCAACCATCAGTGGATGCGGCATAATCTAAAGTTCCTAGTGAAGCTGTTAAACCGGTAGGTGCAGTAAGGAAAACATCATTACCACTTTCGCCCCAGTTTTCAACACCCCATGAGTCAGAACTCCATCCTGATTCTGGAAAAGCTTCAGGTGTTCCTACTGATGTTGTTGCTAACTGACCGGATAAAGTAACTGTAGCTACGTTAGAGGCCCAGGAATTTTCATTCCATGCTACTGAAGGACTATCACCACCCCAGATAGATGCCATAAGGAATTACCTCCTTATGCTATTCTAACTATAGCTGTTGATGCTGCTGCTGCAGGAAATTGAATTGTAAATGTTCCGCTTGATACAGTTTTGTCTCCACCAAATGCCACAACACAAACTGCTTTGTCTGATTGTGTATCGTTATATATTAAACATCCATTTGCTGTAAATGAAGCTGATGTCCAAGATACGTCTGCAAAATCACAAACTGCAGTTGAACCATCTAAAACAGGTGTAACACTTGTAATTGCTTTTCCACCTGCTGAATAAGCTGATCCAGATGAATTTGAAATTTCGTTTGATGAACTGTAAGCTGTTGTACTTGCACCCATAGATGCTGAACTTGTATACATTGCTAGCTTAAAATCATTTCCAGACGATGCGGTAAAGTTGTGTGTACCAACTAAAATTTCTTGTTTGAAACTGTTACATATTGCTGATGCTATTGCCATAATATTTTATCTCCTAGTTTACTGAGGCGGTGACTCGATTGGTATTCTTATTGTTCCATCCGTGTAATCGTCTCGTCTTCTTCTTCCAAGTTGCATCGCTGCAAACTTTTGTAGTTCAGTTTTATACTTTTGCTCGTATAATGTCAACATATCAGTTGGACCTTTTAAAAAAGAATATGCCTCTACTAAACATGCATATAGAAGCCCTTGAGGGAAGTATCTGCTGATATAAGTCCCAGAAGTTTGATCCTCTAAACCAGGTGGAATTTTATTATAATGTATAATATACTGATAATTAGCGTCTGGTGTAGGGGCTAAATACATACCTCCTGAAGTACTAGAAGTAGTTCCAGTTGCTCCTCCAAACATAGAATAATATTTAGGATATCCTGTAACATCTACTCCTGATGCAGTAGACCCTGATGGTCCTGTTAAATTACCAATATACTCTGATATAAAAGTTTGATCACGTCTCTCTAACCACTGACCTTGTTCATTAGTATTTGCTGTAGAAGGAAACACCTGAACACCTCTTACAAATAAACATCCTGCTGGAACATTTATACTTTGAGTATCTGTTGCAAATTGTGCTTGAGCTTGTTTTCTGTCTGAGTCCATAGGAATATCATATGCAATTCTATATTCTGCATTTTCTATAAATCTACCTAGAATAGCACCAGTAAAAACATTACTGTCTACTTCGGTATAATTTCTAATGTCAGTTTCTAA